TGTCTGTATGGGCATATTCAAATACTGAAGACTATAGTGCAAGAATGTCTGTATCAGATGCTTCACCAGAATATCCTGGTATTAATAGTGTTGCAGTTATAGGTCAGGTAACACCCATTGCTGGTAGTCAGACTCAATCTGTTCACCAACATACTGTTCAAAGAACATTTCCAACAAGAAATACTAATGACTTTGATGCTCATATTAACGCATTTACTTCTGATGGATTTAATGTTGTGACAGAAACCAAATTGGTTGAACAAAACACCATTAAGATGGATGATATTGTTCCTAAGTATATTATAGTAGAGTTCTTTATTAAGTTCTGACATGGCAACTAATTACTCAAAAGTTCATTCAAGAGTTGGTGCTGCAATAGGCACTATAATTAGTGTGCCTAAAGATAGTACATGGACTAATAGTACAAACCCAACAACCGAAGGATCTAACTGGCAGTTAGATGATAATTATCCAGGATGGTTACCATGTGAAGGTCAGAGTTTAAGCAAGTCAGATTATAGAGCATTGTATCAGGTTGTAGGAGATACATATGGTTCTACAACAACAAATTTTAGTTTACCAGATTATAGATCTAAGAAGTTAGTAGGAACTGGATCAGTTGATGGTAATCAGCCAGGAGGATTAACTCTTACACCTACTAGTGGACCTGGAAATTCATTAGCAGAACCAAATACAGCAGGTTCAGAAGGTGGTGTGTATTCTGTTACAACAGTTAGACAATTACCACCATCATCTGAAATTACACCTGGATCTCCATCTACCCCAGAAACTATTGGTGGAGGTGCTACCGATACATTTAATATCAGTACATTCACAACAGATGGTTTTGGTCAGGTAACAACAGTTGTCAATTCTGATATTAGTGGTACAGTAAATTGGTCTGCTGGTGCAACCAATACTGGTACACAAGCATTTCCAACACCAATACCAGGTCCACACTACCATGAGATAAGATATGCTCAAAGAGGTAATACTCAGGCAGCAGCTGGTAATCCTTATGCATCAGCACAAGAGGTTGGTTTTATGAACCAAGTTGAGGCAGGTGTCTTATCATACACTAGGTTTGGTGAATCACTCAGAAAGCATAGTCACATGTTAAACTGGGGATATGGAACAACCTATGCAGGATATGGTAATGATGAAGCAGGAGGATCATCAGGTCTTGTAAATAGAACTGAAGTTGGTGGTAATATCAACCAGAAGTTTGGAGATTCATTTAACCCTGATAACAACAGGGGTAATGTTATCAACAAGACTGTTGGAATCTCTAATAATACTGGAGATACTCTTGGTGTATTCTTTAATGTTGGTACATTCACATTGTCTAATGCTGCTAAATCTCAATGGGATGCAGCACTTGACATGAGATTACAATCAGCAGAAGAATTACCAGTCATGCAACCGTACTTCAGATTGAAGTACTTGATAAAAGCATATTAGTATGCTATAATGAAAACCTTGAATTGAATTCAACATGCAAATAACTAGAGCAACGAGTCAAATCGTACCTATTAAACCAGTGGAGTTGATGGAAGGTAGATATGACCAGCACATTGGAGTATATGAAGATCATCTCCCAAAATTTTTATGTGATAAACTGATAAAGACTATTGATGATGCTATTGATACTAGCACAAGTGGTGACTACCTAGGAGAGAGGGCAGCAGAAAGACAGCAAGAGACTGGTAGTCCTAATGATCCTGATCATGAGGATACAACAATCATGCAAGGGGTCAATCAGTTCCCTAATACTGTACTTGGTAGAAAGGATGAGTCCATTCTTTTACAGTATGTTGATGCTATGCTACATGCTGAGATCAATCAGTATCTACAGTCATGCTTTGGTCATTACTGTCAAGAGTATGGTTCATTCAACTGTAAGTTAATATCATACGATCAGAAACTACAAAGAACACAACCTGGTGGTGGTTATCATATGTGGCACTGTGAGAACAGTACATATGAGATGGCAAACCGTACATTAGTGTGGATGATATATCTTAATGATGTTGAAGAGGGTGGGGAAACCGAATTCTTACATCAGCATGTTCGGTTCACACCTAAGCGTGGTACGGTTGTATTTTGGCCTGCTGCATTCACACATCAGCACCGTGGAAATCCACCACTTAAAGGTACTAAATATATATTGACAGGATGGTACATTAATTGTCCAACAGCATAGTAAAATGGCAAACAACGGTAAACCACTACTGCAATTTACTCCTAAAGATGGGTCTTTGTGGTTCAATAATCATGTTGAAACATTAACCGCAGATGAATTATCTGAGATTAAGACTACCATAGGAGATTATTGGTGGACAGATAATGATGAATTAGCATTCGTCACTATCTACACTGATATGACTTTATATTGTGAGAGGAAGAAGAAAGCGTGGAATTACCGTACAGGTTCTTCTACATACGCTGGATATGAATTTACTGCTCCTACTAAGGAACAGACTCAGACATTATATAATCAGTTATCGACTAAGTTTGAGACATTAAGAATTGATAAGCTTAAGGCAGAGAAGGAGAAGATCTCTGGTATACTTACAGAAGAGTATAATGGTCTCATATCATCATTCAAGGGTATGAGAACTCGTATGCTTCTTGACAGTGATTATACACAGTTGGCAGATGCTCCACTTAGTACTGCTGATAAAGCATTATGGGCAACATATCGTCAGTATCTTCGTGACATGCCAGCAGATCCAGCATGGTTAAGTAATGATGTGTTTAAGGTTGACTTTCCTATAACACCTACGGATTACTTAACATTAGATCCTTCAAAAGGTACTGCATATTTGTCTATCCCTGCTCATTTCCAGAATGCAGCTGCACTGAAAGCTAAGATTAAGTTACTTAGAGTTAACAACTATCTTAATCTACCTCAACTATACATTAGTGATGAAGATTGGGAGAAGAAGACTTATACTGAACTTAATGAGAGACTTAATAAGTATCTTGCTAAGATTGATGGAGATCTCAAGTTTGATATCTCATTCACAACGAAGGATGGTAATCGTACTTCTGCTCATGGTGTACAGACTGGACAGCATACACAAAGTTGATGATTCTTTAATTTATTATGTTTCATATTATTGATATTTTTGAAAAAGACAATAAAGACGCAAAATATATACAGGATGCATTTCTCAAGGCAGACTTTTCTGCTGGAAAGATGTTTACTGTTGGATATGGGGCAGATCATAAGAAAGAAGATACATATCTAGATCTAAAAAACAACCAAGAGATGCTTGCTGATCTCCCTGATCCCTCTCATCCTTATCATAATCATTATAAGAAACAATCTTATTATGGTAAGTCTTCTCATATGATGAAGAAGATGGTTGATGATTGTTGGGAATTAAGACATCAAACATGTTGGAATTTTCATACTGATTTTATATTTTCAAAATATTTAACAGGTGGATATTATCATCAACATGTAGATAGTCAGAAGATGGGTAAAAGAAGAACTGATTATTCTGTTACCATTTTTATTAATGAACCATATGATTATGAAGGTGGTGAGTTATGTATTGATGTTGGAACTCAAGAGGTAAAGTTTAAGTTACCAGCAGGTAAAGCAATACTATATCCTACAGGTATTAAACATCGTGTTTCTGAGGTTACATCAGGAGAGAGACATGTATGTGTATTTTGGTTAGAGTCTGCTATTCAAGATGTAAGGATACGAGATATTTACAGAGGTCTTGATGCTATCGGTAATAAATACGTCAGTCAACCCAATGCTGGTGAGTTGATAAGTAAAGAAACTTATGCTCTAAAGCACCAACTCCTACGCCATTATGCTAACTACCAGTCATGAATAGTATACCAGAAGTATTAGAAATAACAAGAATTATAGAGCATTATTGTATATCGCATAAAAAGGCAATATTGTATTATGAAATTAATTGCCTTGAGGATAGGAGAGATGATGTTGTGGCATTTTATAATGGAAAGATAGATCCGATCTTACTTGAACCATTGAAGACGGATGATGACTATTTCCTTACATTTGACACAGATCAAGATGCTATACAGTATGCAGAAACAAATTTTCCTTATGAATCCGAAATAGATGATGCCGAGAAGTTTATCCACTGTCGTGTTTGGTCACAGACTGGTGGATTTTCTTGGGAGAATACTGACGGTAACATAAGAAACTTGCCCCAAGCACAACCACCTACTAGATAATCATGACTGACGAAACACATGTCTCAGAGTCCATTGGAAACCGTACACAAGAACTACGAAATAAGATCAAAGAACTAGATGGCTTCGATCTGGCTGTTCTTCCTTTAATATACCTTTATGAGTTAGGATCTCAAGTGGTAACATTTGCAAAGGAGAAAGGTGTAGTTGATTGGGTAAAGAATAAGTTTAATGGGAAAGTGACACAAAGCACAACCCCAGAGCAACCAGTTGAAGAAGTGGCACAAGCTACAGACACAACACCACCATCAGCTGTATAATATAAATGTTGAGAGGATATGTGGTTCTCTAGCTCCAAACCTACCGACTAGACTGACACGAGTAAACCGCCCGAAGCGTAAGCAGTTGCGTATCAAGAAGCAGTCACATGATCGTTGGTAGAAACCTATTACTGCACATGACAGATGGTTGAGCACACGCAAGGATCTATGGTTGTCTCTGTTCAGCAGAGAAATTACGTCCTGTAAGTCCAATGTGCAAGTGGTGGAGGTACAGGTGTAAGCGATTCCCTAGAGGTAAATTTGGGCATATAGGTGAAACCTATGTCGATGCCCCACTCCTCTCAACTCACAAACATTATTATTGATTGTCATGCCACTATCAGCAGCAGATGGTTACAAGATCAGAGAAGAATACTCTGAAGTAAAAGAGAAAGCAATTTGTGATGCACATGGACTGCAACAGATTGGTGGATCTCGCACCAAAGTTGATGGTGAGAATGGAGATGACAAAGTAAGTATTAAAAATGCCAGTGGTTCATCCACTCAGGTACATCTAACAACACAGAAGCATTTCATTGAGCAACTTGGTCTTGATGGTAATGCTTCTATTTTTGTGCGTTTGTTCTGTGGTAGTCCAGCAATTGATAACTACGGTACAGATAGATTTAAGGTAGATCAGATACACACAGATTATACTGATGCATTTAAAGAATACCTTGATGAAAACAAGGAAAAAGTAGTAGATCTAATTATACGCAATGGGTTTGACATCACGCATGTCATTTATAATGATATAAAAAATGATGTTGAGTACAAGTTGACATATGAGGAGATCCTTGATAGAATTAAAAATGCAGAGTGGAAGTTTTTAAGTGGTGGTATCCATCTAAAATTGGATGGTAAGACACTATTTCACTTCCAGCGTGAAGGCAAGAAGAAAACTTCTAACCGTTATAATGTACTATGGCACATTCATCGCAATCTATTTCAATAACCGATTGCCTTGAAGGTATGAGTGAGTTAGATGACAATTCTATTGATTGTATTGTAACATCACCACCATACAATAAGAAAGGTCTGTTAGGTAAAGTTGCCCTAGGTAATCAAATCTGGGGCAAATTTAATATTGACTATAACTCCTATGGTGATGATATGCCAGAGGAGGATTATCAGGCATGGATGGTAGCATTCCTTAATGAGTGCTATCGTGTCATTAAACCTGATGGTAGTATATTCTTTAACCATAAACCAAGACGATATAAGAATAGAGCATATCTTCCTACTGATTTTCTTCAGCATAGTTATGCTAACTTGTATCAGTTAATAATATGGGATAGACGCAACTCACCTAACATTCGTAACGATGTTTTAGTACCATGTACTGAGCACATTTATTGGTTATGTAAAGATAAACCTAAGACATTTCGTAATGCATTAGATTCATCATACATAGGTGAAGTGTGGGTTATTCCACCAGAAAGGCAGAAGAAGCATCCAGCACCATTCCCTGAACAGTTGGTAAGAAATTGTATCTTACTGACTACAGAAGAGAATGATACCATACTAGATCCATTCATGGGAAGTGGTACAACAGCATTAGTGTCACAATCTCTTAACCGTAGATGGTTGGGATTTGAAATTGATGAGAAGTATGCTAAAATTGCTGAAGATCGTTTAAACTCTAGCATATTATCATTTACATAGCATGGCACAGAAAGATCAACAATCAATAGAAGAACCCACATCACATGAGAAGTGGGATCGTGCAAAAAGTTTAATGTTAGAATCATTATACAAACCAGATAATCATCTTAGATCATGTGCTCATAACCAGCATTGTTTTTATGAATTGATGGAGATCAAAGATCATATGATAGAATATTTACAACAAAGAAAGAACCCTATATCATGACTGATTTTGCTAAACAAATTAAAGAAGGAACTAAAGTATCTCATTCAGCAGCAGAGAACACTAAGTTTGTTGCTGGTTTTCTTAGAGGTGTAGTAGATCCTGAGAACTATCGTGAGTTGATTAAGAACTTCTACTTCGTATACAAATGTATGGAGGAGGAGATAGTTAACTTGAAGGATCATCCTGTAGTTGGTAAGATGTATTTTAAAGAGTTAGAAAGAACTAATTCTTTAATAACAGATCTTGAATATTATTATGGTCCTGATTGGGAACAACAAATTAAACCTAGTAAAGCATGTGAACAGTACTTATATCGAATCCGTGAAGTGGCTAAGGATAATCCTGAGTTACTTGTTGCTCACCACTATACCAGATATTTGGGTGATCTTTCTGGTGGGCAGATCTTAAAGGGAATTGCTGAGAAAGCCTTGAATCCACCAGTAGGTAAAGGATTAGATTTCTATGAGTTTGATAGTATCTCTGATGCTAAAGAGTTCAAGACTAATTATAGATCTACATTAGATTCACTAGACATAGATCAATCTACTATGAATGCTATGATTGCAGAAGCAAACTATGCATTTAGATTGAACATGTATATGTTTGATGAACTACAAGGTAGTGCATCTAAATCCCTCATCAAAGTCCTTTGTGGACTTGTTAAATCTAAACTTGGACTTAAATGACAACACATAGAGAAACGCTACTCAAACTATTGAAGGATAGAGCATATCGTTATGGACAGTTTACTCTATCATCTGGTAAAGAATCAGAACATTATGTCAATTGTAAACCTGTCACATTATCATGTGAAGGTAATGCACTGTTATCACATCTTATGATCGAATTGATTGAGAAGGAGGCAGTTGCAGTTGGTGGATTGACATTAGGTGCTGATCCATTAGTCTGTGGTATTGCTCAAAAGGCATACTATAAATGTAACAGACACATTGATGCTCTTATTATACGCAAGAATCCAAAAGGATATGGTACTAAAGAGGTTATTGAGGGTCATAAACCACCCAAAGGATCAGTAGTAACTGTACTTGAGGATGTCACCACAACTGGTGGCAGTGCAATGGTAGCAGTGAATGTACTGCGTGATGCAGGTTATACTGTCAATCGTGTTGTTTGTATCGTTGATAGAATGGATGACCATAAGATATGGGAGGATAATAATATTGAATTTATATCATTATTCACATTATCTGATGTTGCTCGTCCTGATCTTGGACCTGATACAACTGCTTATGATAAAATACCAGTGAGGTACTAATGGAACCCTATGATAATACAGGTGTACATACTAATGTACAGATCACAATTGATTTGAATGAATTAGTATGGTGTAGAGGTGAGTTTCTTAAACAAGAAATGTCAGTCAATCAAGCAGAATATATAGCAGAGACACTAAGAAGAACATTAACATGGGATACATTGTATCATATGATTGATACAACTATCTTAGAGTTCTTTGATAATCACGAACACCCTGAGATTTGGGATCCTCATTATGGTGAGACTGCTGGCAATGAACCAGCAGCAACATTTGAAAAGGAAGCAAAGTTAAGGGAGAAAGCAAAGAAAGAGTTTGAAATGGTTGATCTAGTATCACCAGCATGGACTATTAAAGTACCTCGCAGGATTAAGAAATGATCAGTGATGAAAGGCAACAACAACTGGTAGAGATGATGGAAGTCATGGAGGATACTGTAGAGTATTTCTGTGACAAGAACATGGTATCAGGTGAAATCGCTTGGACTATGGTTGCATCTCTTGCTGACGCTAAATTGGGGCAGTTTGATGAGGATGAATGATAAGACTAAATTAATGTTTGCATTAGAACATGTTGCACACTTAGAGGATCTCTTATTTGAGAATGAATGGGATAACTATCTCATGCAACCTCTAACAACAATCAAATATGAGTTAGAACGCCAACTACAAAATATTAACGATGAACGAGCAGGAATTTAAGTCTGCAATACAGAATATCCTGATGTTGCAGCAGAATACTGATAGGAATTTACAAATCCTACAATCACAGATTGATGGGTTGCAACGGCAACTTGATTCAATGAAAGAGTTCAGGGATCTATTTAAGATACCAAAGGAAGAAAATCAGAACCGTGAACCTTTCGAGTTTTACGATGAAGATAAATGATTTCTATCGTGGGATGAAAATCAAGTGGAAGGATGATAGTGGTGTTGTGAATTTCATTGGTTCACAATATATTACTATTACCACTCGTGAATGGCCTGATCCCGATAAATTGCATGGAGTATCTCAATGCAATCTTCTTTGCCCTAGTCGTTATTGGGATGAAATTGAAGTAATGGAGGATAAACCAAGTGACAATTAAATTCTTTCCTACTAACTTTGTATCGTATAGTAAGGTAGAGAATCACGATCAGATCAAGGATGAAATACTTCCTAGAATTCTACACTATGCACAACAGCATAAGGATGCTAACAGTCATAGATGGGATGAAATAACCAAGAGTAAGGTTATAACTACATACAGGACTGGTATAGATAAGGACATAGCAGCGATTATACTTGATAAGTATATCAAATTCATGGTATGGGATCCGTTTAAAGAAGTAGTTGACTTTGCTGGTGTCAGAAAGTTTAATGATGCTGGTGTGACTAGTTGTTGGTGGAATGTATATAATACTGGTGATTATGCTGATATGCATACACACAGTGCTGGAGTTAAGGGAAATCCTAACTATTCAGGAGTATACTTCCTTGATATGGATGAAGAGAATACATTGGAGTTTGTATCTCCTGTATTATCCTCAACACATCCTATAGATAGTACATTTCATACAATGACCACTGGTGGTTATGAAGATCCTTCTCATAATATAGGTGAAGGTATGGTGTGTATATTTCCATCATCATTAATGCATCATGTTAAACCATGTGCAAAAAGGCGTGTTACCATATCATTTAATATTGCTTGTCGATACCCTGAATTTGATAGTGAGATGCAAGTATATCCTACTGATCCCAATGCAGGGACACCAGTTCCAGGAACTCAAGGTTCTTGGATGAATTAACAAATTTTCGAGGTTCAAATGTCCAATAGAGAAGCAGTTACAACCGAGGTTGAATTAACCACTGATCAAATTGAATTCATTAGAAGTGCATTATGCCATTATGATGAGACGGACACAGAACTGTGGGACCACTTATCAAACTGTCTACAAGATGCCCTAGAGTCCTAAAACTCTGCTATATTAAGTACATGGGAAACAAACCTGACTTGTTCGGGTTTTGTTTCTCTCACCTTTCGCTCTTTACTATTTCACAATGAATGTAACGAAATACACAAGGAGCACATCAAATGGTAAAATCATTGAATGCCCTTGTTGCTACCAACCATCCAGAGTATATCACTTCGCATGGTCAGCATTAACATGTGCTCACTGTGAAGAGTCTGTAGAGAAACTTCAGTGGAGATTAGTTTAATGACACTATTTGAACAATTAACAGAAGACATTGCATTCTGCACACAAACAATAGGATGTAATGCAAAAGAAACTGATGAACTTATCAATGCTGCTGAAATCTTAGGATTAAATGTACAGTATTTTTGTGAAGAGTTCATTTTCGGTGGTGAAAATGTAATGAAGTACCATCGTGAAGATTACATGGATCTTGATGTATTCAATGAGATTCATGGTATATATTTTGAGGAGGTTGACTAATGTTCCACAGTAAATCATTCGGAAGAATCTTTTGGGTTGATCCTGATACTCAAATATTCAAATCATGCCCAGAAAGAATAGATGGTACTGGTGATTTTGATCAAGAAGATTGTGTATCAGATTGGGAAGACATGGAAGGAGTTAATCTTTCAAACCTTTTCGACATCCATCAATTTTGTTTACAAAATCTATGGTATCATAACAATTCACTATCAATGAAGGACGGTCTTTAAAATGAGTTACAATGAATCTGTTGACCATTTAGTAACAACAATGAAAGCAAATCCAAATGCATCTAACAGCGAGTTTGATGCTAAGGTAATACTATACCCTAAGGTTAAGGTTGAACTAGAAGAGTGGGAGATCAGCATTATTGTTGATGCTCTACAAAAGGAGAGAACAACCTACTCTTTTAGGAAACCCAAAGAAGCACAGATCAAGTCTATTGAACAAACACTAGCATTAGCATTAGCACATCATGAAATTACCATTCTCAAAAACTCTAAGTAAAGTATCTACCAGTGTTAAGGACTGGTTCGTCAGTGAGCATCCTAAGTGGGATCCTGATGATAATGTAGTATTGGATGATTTGGATCTATTCATTCAGAAGATAAAGGCATTAGGGTACAAGTATGATAATGGTAATGATTGGTGGGAGAGAACATGGAGTACTGACTCAGAACCAAAGGAGACCATTAGAGAAGTGTATCAGTTGTTAGAGAGTGGTAAATGGAATAAGATTATGATCGGTTATGGGGATCGTGTGTTCTTTGAGGAGCCAGTTCAAGAAGTGTCACATTCATACGAGACACACCGCCATAATGCACTATAATA